GAGCCGCCGAGGTTTGGAACCCGGCGGCGACCCGGCCAGTGATCCGGGAACCGGCCCCACCAGCCCACCAGCCGTCGATGTCGGACACGTCGGCCTTGCGGGCCTCGGCCCGGACATCCCGGGCGGTGAGCTCGGCGACGAGGCCGAGGCGTTGACGGTGCCCGTCGTCAAGCGGCGGCATCGCCCCGCACCGGCTCCAACTCCAGCTCGGGTTCCTCGGCGGGTGGTTCGTCCATCAGGTCGCCGTCCCGGTCGACCATGCGTCGCACATCGGCCATGAGCGCCCGGTCCCGTTCCCCCTGGGCGGCCTTCCACCGTTCGATGTCCTGCTGGGTGACGCCGGGGATCCTCTCCCACAGCACCTCCGGCGGGATCTCCAACTGGGTGGCGAGCTTCCCGAGAGCATCCGCGATCTGGGCGAGGCTTCTCGGGGTGGTGTCGGCCCACTTCACCTGGGCGGAGGTGTCGTACCAGGCCTGCAGCCCGATGTCCCGCTGGTCGTCGGTGGCTTGCGGGGTGTGAGCGATCGCGAGGCCACCGAGGCGGAGGGCCTGCTCGTCGGACTCCCCGAAGCTGACCTTGTGGTCGTCGACGTCGTGGTCATGGGAGGTCTGGAGCGCTACGAGGGCATCGGCGGAGATGTTCGCGATCCCGGCGGCCAGGACCAGCTGGTGGGGGGCGATCTGACCGACCGCGGAGATGAACTGGAGTTGCGCTTCGCGGGACCGGAGCAGCGGCGTCGGGTCCGAAGCGGTGAACTCCCCGAACTTCGTGTTCGGATCCGTGCTCTTCCAGATGGCGTCGATCCGGGCCCGGAACCCGGGGTCTTCCTCCTCCATCCCAGCGATCCACCGCTGCCGCCAGCTGGCGAAGTTCTGGATCATGAGGATCCCGAACGAGGTCTGATCGAGCTGCTGCTGGGCGGTGAGCAGAGGCCACACCTTGCCCTCGGGGGCGTCGTCGCAGTCCCACTCGTCGAGCCACCGGACCACGGGGACCACACCCATGCCGTGCTTCACGGTGCTCGTGATCACCCACCGGGCCGAGTCACCGGCCTTCTCCTTGGTGACGTCGTAGACGTGCTCGAGGTCGAAGACCCGCAGCTTCGCCCCGACGTCCGGGTCGTACGGCGCCGACCCGCCCGACTGGGAGGCCTTCGGCCCGGCCCGGTCGAGCCGCATCGCGACCTCCGGCCACTCGTCGTTCAGCTCGTCGTCGTAGCAGGCCACGAACCGGCGGGGCGAGTACGGCGTGATCACCGGGACCGGCTCGTCGACCAGGTCGTTGACGTCGAACGTCCCGTCGTCGAGGCGGCGGGGACGGCGCTGGGTGCCCGGCACGACCGTGGCGTACGACCGGCCGTAGGTGACGGCCGCCCGGTACATCATCCGCTGCCGGGCATCCATCCGGTTCGGCTGCCACACCATGTCCCAGATCGGGGCGTTCGTATCCGACGGGAGACCCGACGCCGCCGTCGGCCGGTACCCCTCGACCCGCAGGTCCTGGACCAACTGCTTGACGACCAGCTTCAAGACGTTGAACTTCGACTGCTTCCGGATCTGTTCGTACTCCGCCGACGCGCCCCTCGGCTGGTAGACCATGAGCTCCTCGGCGTTCAACCACCGCCGGACCTCGTCGTCACGCTCGGACCGGGACCGGTACTCGGGGAGGAGCCGGTCGTTGATCAGTTCACCCAGCTCGGCGGGGTTCAGCATCGGCATCGGTGCCCCCTCCTGGGTCAGTTCAGGCCGCTGACCCGGCCACCACGGGCCGGTTGCGGCACCTCGGCCAGCTTGGCCAGGACCCGGCGGCGGACCATCCGGGCGCCGATCATGCAGACAGCGGCGTCGATCTTCTCCGCCGAGTCCGGTGATTTCTTCCGGACCGACGTCCCCCACCGGTTCTTCGCCACCCGGGCGTTGGCCACGTGGCGGGCCAGGCGGGGATCAGCGTCGTGGGTGAACCCCTGGTCGTCGATCTCGGCCAGGACCAGCTCGGCCTCCACCGTGAACTCGTAGGTATGGGTCCGCATGTCCCACGCGATCGGCTGCGGAGACTTCCCCGACGGGACAGCGTGAACAGCGAGCCCATCCCCGAGGTCCTCCGGCCACGACACCTTCACGAACGCCTCCCACTCCTGGACGTCGCCGAAGAACCCCAGGACCTGGTACTCGTCGAACGCCCAGCGGACCACGGTGTCGACCTCGGCCACCGGGACCTCGTCGTACTCCATCGACAGCGACGGCTCCCACATCCCGACGGTGAAGACGTGCCCATCCGAGATGCAGCACCCGACCAGGGCCGTGGCGTCCTGACTCTTCGACCCGTCGAAGAACAGGGCGACAGCCTCGCCCGCCTCGACCACCCTGGTCGGGAGAGCCAGCAACGACCAAGCCTCCGGAGTCGTCCACGCGTTCGCAGCGACCGTCGGGAGGTTCAGGTACTTCCGTTGCGAGTCCTCCGGTTTCGACCGCGGGGACCAGATCCGCTCCATGATCGGCCGGACCTCCGGCTTCGACCCCGGCACCGGGCGCAGATCACCGGGCCGGTCCGGGTCCGGTTCGTGAGGCCGCTTCCAATCGCAGTCGGCGTAGATGTGCTCCAGGACCTGGCGGAGCTCGGCCGGGTCCGACAGGTCAACCCCGGGCCAGGCGATCACGGCGTCGTACAAGATCCGGGTCTCGCCCCGGAGCCGGCCTTCCTCCTGCAGGAGCCAGCCAGCCCAGTCGGACTCGGCGACCGATTCGATCCCTGGCTCCCAGGCGTTGTTCGTCCCGACCATCCGGTTCCCGGACTTCGCCAGGTTGTCGGCCAGGGTGGCGGCCAGGTCCGGGCCGCCGTTCGCCGGCCGCCAGTGCTCCAGCTCGTCCCCAGCGATGAACGTCGCCTCGGCGCCCTCAGCCGACGTGAAGCTCGAGGTAATCACCTCGAGGGTCTTCTCGGGCAGGCCGTAGTAGATCGTCTTGCCCGGATCGAGGCTGTAGAACTCGACGACGTGGGACCGTTTCGGAGCGAACGCCCGGACCATCCGCATCGTGTTCGCCGTCTGGGACTCGGCCGTCGCCGCGATCTGGACCCAGGGCATGTCGACCGGGCGGCCCTCGACCCCACCGGGAGCTCCCCGACGGAACGTAACCAGGCGGACCGGGCCGAGGAACTCGGTGAGGCACAGCACCCCCATATCCGGGGACTTCCCGGAACCTTTGGCCTGGCGGCGGGCCCCGTAGTTGTAGAGCCACTGCCCATCGTCGTCGAGGGCGTACCACCACAACCGGAACCGCTTCTGCCGCTCCGTGAGCCGGAACCGCTTCCGGGCCCTCGGCCCGTTCGGCTGGACCAGGCCCTTCCACCCGTCCGGGATGTCGGGGAACCCGGACCAGCCCTCGGCCCAGGCGATGGCGTGCCACCCCAACGTCCGGGGCGCCTCCGGGTCGAGGATGTCCCACGGCCACGGCGGCAGGGTGTCGAGCCGGTCAGCTGGACTGGCGGCCTCGACGAGCTTCAGCGAGCCAGGAGACATCGCCGCCTCCCTCCCCGCCGGTGCCCCCCTTCGACAGTGGATCGAGCTCGAGGCGCATCCGGCGCCGGTCGCCCTCGGTGACGAGCAGGGCGTTCATGGCCTTCAAGTACCCGGCGAGGCTGGCCCCGGTGATCGGGACCGGCGCCTTGACCGCTTTCCCGTCGGCGGTGACGGCCACCACCTTGTCGGCCAGGTCACGGGACAGGGACTCGGCGATGATCCTCGCCGTCGCCCAGTCCGAGGGCTGGTAGTAGGTGGACTGCCCGGACTCGGCCAGCGATTCGTACCAGTCCCGGGCCAGGTCGTGCCACCCCGGGTCCGGGGGGGGGACGGTCACCGTGCCGGCTCCGGGCGCTGTCGTTGTCGGGGTCTCCGTCTTGTTCCTGCGGCGACGCTGGTTCGACCGCTTCGGGATCGGGCCTCGCTCCGCCATGGCCACCTCCGATCAGCCGACCAGGCGAAGCTGCTCCCCAGCGCCGAACACCCCGGCGCCCTTCTCGCTGTTGCACTGGAAGTGGGCGAGCTGAACGTTGGCCGGCTCGTGACGGCCACCAGCGTCGAGCGGGACAATGTGGTCGAGCACCGGAGCCAACGGGTGAGGCACGACCTTCGTCCGGTCGACCTTCCGGCGACAGAGCTGACAGCGCCAGCCATCCCGCTCGAAGATCCGACGGCGGTAGACGATCTGCCCGGTCGCCGTCGTCTTCATCTTCGCCCGGCGCCGATCCTTGCTATCGGCCTTGAGACAGGACTTCGAGCAGTAGACGCCTTCGACCTGGTCGACGATGACGAACGGCTCCGAGCATCGCCGGCAGCTGCCGGCCACCCAGATCCGGCCCGACGTGGACTCGATCTCCCGCTCGAGCGCATGGAGCCGTCTGGTCAGTCCGACGGCCACCAGCCCAGGGGGCGGCAGCGAGGGGCCGTAGAACGGTCGGGCCTGCCAGGCATGCCAGCAGGCATTGGAGCAGAAGCGGGCGCCAGCCTTTCTGACCAGACGCTTCTGACGACAGTGGGCGCAACGGATTGAGTACTTGGCGTGGTGACCGCCGCCGCCTGGCTGCCTCCGTGGTGAGCACCCAGGACAGAATCGTGCCCGGCCATTGAGCGCATCGAAGCTCGCCCCGCAGGTGATGCACGGTTTGCGACGAGGAAATCCAGGGGCAGGCACGAAGAGACCATAGGCGACAGGGGGCGACGGGCTTACCCGGGGCTTCGAAACCCGTACGAAATCGGAGCCCCT